TCTCAATGAGCCCCTGGATCATCGGCAGATTCTGCACGAAGAGGTCCAGCAGCTTCTCGAGCGACGGCATCGCGGTCGACAGGACCGACCCGGCCATGCTCACGAGCGACTGTTTCAGCCCGTCGACCCGGTCCCCGAAGTTGTCCATGCCGGCGACGCCCTCGTTGGACATGACCGCGCCGGTGTCCTTCGCCTGCTGCGCGAGATCCGCGAGGCCATCCGATCCCGCCTTGATGAGCGGATTCAGCTCCATCGCGCTCTTGCCGAAGATCTGCATCGCCAGGGCGTCGCGCTCGGTCTCGTTCGCCACGCCGGCGAGTTTGTCCATCGCCTCGGCCATGACCTCTTTCGCGTCCCTGAGGTTGCCGCTGGAGTCACTCACGGAGATCCCGAGCGCCTCGAACGCCTTGGCCTGTGCGCTGATATCCGGCAGACCCTTCTGGAAGGCGTCCAGAATGTCCTCGGCCTTGATCTTGCCATCCTTGAGCTGACGCGCGAGCTCCTTCTGCTTGGCGATGGGGAGGTCCGTGGTCTTTGCGAGCTGCTTCAGGATGTCGTCATAGCTCGCGTGCTTGTCGACTAGGTCCTGCACGGCCGCCGCGCTGTCGACGGAGTATTGGAACTGCTTTTCGTAGCTGGTAATCGCGGCGTCCATCGCCTTCGTCAGCTTGGCCTGCGCCCCCGTCATGGTCTCCAGGTCGACGCCGAGCGCCTTGCCCTGGTACTGCATGATCTGGATCTGCTCGGCCGAGAAGCCGGTGACGTCTGCGAGCCGCTGGATCTCGTCTGCGGCGTTGAACGCCTCGCGCCCCAGCACGGCCGCACCCGACACGGCCGCCGCGCCCATCGCGAGGGCGGCGGTGCCGATTGCCTTGCCGACGGCTCCCGCCGCCTTTCCGATGCCGGTGAAGGCGCCGCCGAGCTTCCCCTCGGCTTCCTTGCCCTTGTTGGTGGTCTCGTCGATCCCGGCGTTCGCCTTCTCGTTGTCGACGTAGATCTCACCGAACAGCTGGAATATCGACGCCATCCTGTGCCTCCTTGTCCCGTTTCACGATTGCCTCGATCTCGGCCAGCGTATCCTCGCTCGGGCGGCTTCCCGCGCCATCCGTGAACAGCGAGCGGTAGACCTCCTCGAAGTCAGGAGTCTTTTCGCCGGTGAGCTTGTCCGCGACCAGACGAGCGAGCCAGATCGGCTTCAGCTCGTCGCGCAGATCCTGCTCGATCGCCTTGCGCAGCATCTTGGCCAGGCTCGCCGGCGGGAACTCCATGACCAGGGACCCGTAGTGCTTGTTCAGCAGCATCCAGGTCCGGGCCGTGCCTATTGCGAGGCTGAGCCGAAAAAATCATTCACGCCGCCGTCCGAGAGCAGCTCCTTGATGACCTCGATGACGTCCATCCTGGAGGCTTCCTCGGCCGTGCAGCCCTTGTATTCCGCGATCAGTTCCAGCACCTGCGTCTCCGCCTTGTGCAGGCGGCGGACGAGCAGGGAGATGAGCTTGAGGCCCATCTCCCGCTGCGTCTTGCTCTCGATCTGCTGGAGATCGATGTCCATCGCGTCCACCGCGGCGGACAGCTTGATCAGTACTCTCGTTTCCATTGGCTCCTCCTCCTCCGGTTACGGTCAGGTCAGCGTGTCGAGCGCGAGCACGGCCGCCTCGAGGGCGTCTTCCGCGGCATCGACTTCGGTCTGCAGCGCGTGCGCGTTCGCGTACACGAGCCCCGCCAGGTAGCGCGCCACGGCGACGTCGCCCCAGCTGGCCGAGGTGTAGTCGGCAGGCGTGAGCAGGTCCGTGCTGTCCATGTCGCTCTTGAGCGCGGTCTTCGAGACCGGCGTCGCGGCGACGATGCTCGTGACGTCCGCGATCTCGTAGAGCTTCGCGGTGTCATCGGTCGGGTCGAAGTGCGCGAAGACCTCGAGGGCGATCTCGCCGTCGGCCTTCGGCTTGGCGGCCAGTGTGAACGGCCCCTCGTGCATCGCGCTGAAGAGCACGATCTTCTTGTAGTAGCCGTCGGCCGTCTTCGCGAACATGGTGATGTTCGTGAGGTACTTCGCCGCCGGGATCAGGCCGATCGTGCCGTTCTTCAGGTTGCTGCCGTCGACGACGCAGTCCGGCAGCGCCAGCTTGAGCGACGCCTGCGAGACGTTGATGAGCGTGACCTTCAGCGATGCGACGATCTCGTCGACCACCTGCAGGCCCTTGCTCTTGCCGCGCCGCCCGTCGTACTCGATGTCGCGGATGGTCGGCGTCACGGTGAACTCACCGCCGCCGCGCGTCGGGCCGAGCTTGATCTCCTCGCCCGCGACGCCGTAGTTGACGTAGACCAGCCCCGCGTCCAGCTGGATCTTCTCGATCTGGGTCGAAGTGATAGGCATCTCGATACCTCCTCAGGTCTCGTTGTAGATCCGCGCCTGGAATACCTGCTGGCGGTGGATCAGTTCGATCTCCGGTTCTACCGGCACCGCGGCCTGCGCCTCGAAGTACAGGATCGCCCGGAACTTTCCGACGGAATGGAGGATCTGCTTGTCCATTCCGCTCCTCAGTGTGTTGCATTGGTCTTCCAGCGCCACCGCGTTCCCCGCTTCGTCGTTGTGCCAATGGTCCACCTCGATCGCGGCCGTGACCGTCGACTCGTCGGTGTCCGTGAAGCGCACGGAGACGACCGCATACGGCATCGCGCCGTCGGCAGGCCCCTCCTCGTAGTACGATGCGGGCAGAACGGTCTGCGCCTTCGTCATGAGCGCCGTGATGAACGCCTTTGCGTCAGGCATCGTCGATCTCCTCCTCCCCGCTGTAGCCCCGGATCTCGTCGAGCTTCTTGTTGAGCTCCTTGAGCTGCTCCTTCAGGACGATCGTGATCTCCCCGATGCCGTTCTTCACGGTGTCGCGGAGGATGTGGTACGGCTTGGCGCCCCGGTGGGAGACGACCCGGCCGTAGAATCGGCTGCCATCGGAGAGCACCTTCCGCCCCGTCACCGCCCGCACCTTGCCACGGGAGGACTTGACGCCCGCCGTGATGGTGTGCGGCTTCGTCCCGTCCTCGAGGAGCGCGACGTAGTTGGTCGGGAGGTTGATGCCCTTCTTCTTCCTTGCGTAGGTCCTGGAGTAGTAGCCGATCTCCAGGTGCGGCTGTCCCTTGAAGATGCGCGTCCTCTGCCCGATCAGCTTGGACGCCTTGCCGCTGCGCTTCGGCGTGCCGGCCTTGAGCTTCTTCATGACGACTTTGCCCCCCTTGCGGAGGGCGGCCTTCGTCATGTTCCGGAGTTCCTTGATGACTTCCTCGTGGGTGTCGTAGAACTTGATGTACGCGGGTCTACCCACGGCCGACCGCCTCCCCTACCAGCACGAGGAAGCCCTTCTCGGCCTTCGACGTGCGGATGATCCGGTAGCGCTGGTCGTCGTATTGCATGGCCGCCTGCCCAGAGTATTCCCCCGCGCGCACCTTGAGCTTGACGTTCGGCGAGAAGCCCGCCGCCTGCGCCTGGTAGTTCTCGATTACGCCGATTGCGTCCTCCATGCACGGAATCTGTGCGCCCGTCGTCTCGGTCTGCTGAGGCCTGCCGAGCGCGTCCTTCGTCTCCGTCACGGAGATGAGCTGGACCACGTCGCGGAACCTCATGCGATGACCTCCTCGACGTAGTCCGCCGACTGGTGGGACGCCTTGAGCGACATCGCGGAGATCTGCGACCGGAAGCTGTCCTCCAGCCGCGTCGCCTCTGCCTCACTCTCGGAGAAGTTCGCCATGACGTACGTCCGCACGGCGCGCTGCACCAGCGCGTCCGCCTCGTCCGCCGCCTTCGTCCCGTCGACTCCCACGCGCGACATCTCCGCCCTGGCTTCTTCCACCAGAGCGGAGACCTGCGCGTCGTAGAGGCTGGCGGTCAGACCGGCGGCCGCCTTCATGGTCTCGATGTATGCCAGTCCGACCGCCATGTGCTACCTCCTCAGATGAATGCGAAGAGCTTCAGCGTCTTCGCGCCGTCAAGGTTCCCCGTCGGGTCGTAGACGTTCTTCTCGAGCTCGTCCGCGTCCGCCGTGAAGGTCCCAGCCGTCTGCAAAGCGCCGTTGAAGATCTCGAAGAACACCGGCACGCTGGCGAACATCATCGGGAGCCCGATGACTTCGTTCCAGCCGATGTCGAACGCCGGGGTCCCGTCGGCCTGTGCCGAGAAGACGATCCGGTCGACGCTCGCGAATGCCTTCGCGGTCGTCAAAGCCGTGCCGAGGTTCGCGGTGAACGTCAGCACGTCCGAGATGGCCTTGCCGGCCTTGTTCTTGCCGTAGAAGGTGATCGTGGCGTCCGCCGTGACCTCGCTCGCGTCGGCCGCCTTGACGATGGCCGTGAGCTGCCGCGCCTGCGGCGGCTGCGCGAGGAAGGTCGTCGCGGTCGTCACCAGCGTCGCGGAGGTCTCATGCTCCACGAGGATGCCGTTCGCATCCAGATCCGCCGCCTGCGCGGCGGAGAGGTCGAGAAGCAGACCGAGCTTGTATTCCTCGATCTGCTCCCCGTATACATCGGTGGTCAATTCACCGGGATATCTTCCCATGTCGTCACCCCTCACTCAGCTTAGGACTGGATGCCGGAGGCGATCTTCACGATGCAGCCAGCGGCGGCGGGTTCGCAGTCGTAGACGCCCCAGCCGAGGATGTCCCAGGCGTTGTAGGCCAGGTTGCGCTGCTTCTCGACCTTGACGTCGGAAGACAGGTTGCCGACCATGCCGCGCTTGAGGGAGCCGAAGAAGATGACGTTCGCCGCGACCTTGTCCGAGAACACGACCGGGTAGCCGCGCAGGAAGAACGTGTTGCCTTCCTTCGTGATGACCGGCCAGTTGTTCGTGTCGGTCAGGCTCGAGACGTTCTTGAAGAAGGTCTTCTTGGACATGAGGAACTTGCTCTCGCGGTCGTACGCGGCGGGCACGTTGCCGATGGCCGTGTCGATGTCGGCAAGGGCGAGGGCGGAGCCGGAGCTGCCGGTCCACGCGACGCCGGTCCCGTCGGAGACGTCCCACGTGGTGACGTAGTAGTCGATGCCCTTCGGAGCGCTCGAGCCGTTGCCGTTGACGGTCATGTCCTCGATCTTGTAGGCGATGGCCTCGGCCAGCTTGCGGGTCAGCCAGTCCTCGAACGCCGGGACGGCCATCTGCGCGAGGTCCGCGCCGATGCGGATGAAGGCGTTCATGTTGTAGCCGCCGAGCGCCACCTGGCGCAGGGTCGCGGTCGACTCGGTCACGGCGCCGCCGGTGGCTTCCTGCGTCGCGGCGGGCGACACGGTCTCGACCGGCACGTTGATGTTGCCGGCGAGGCGGAAGAGCTCGATCTCGCTGAGCAGCGGGACCATGTCGACCATGATGTCGACGATCTTGTTGACGGTGCCCTCGGGCATCGCCGCGGATGCGGTCAGCGCGCGCTTCTCGGCTTCGTCCAGTTCCTTGCCCTGGAAGTTCTTCAGCCACGCGTTGCGGTATTCGGGAGAAGCGTTGGTGATCTCGTTCATGGCTCTCGTCTCCTTGACGGCATCAACCGTCTCGCCGCCGCCCCTCAGGAGCTCGGCCTTGATGTCTTCGGACTTCTTGCGGTCTTCGTGCAGCTTCGCGCGCTCGTCGCGCAGGCTGCGGATCTCCGTCTCCAGCGCGTCGAGGTCAGCGCCGTCGGTCTCGACCTCCGTCGAGATTGCGGTCATGCGCTGCTCGATCTCGCCGAGCCGCTGCTTGATCTGGTCACCCTTCATGTCGTGCCTCCTCGCTGGCCATCGCCAGCAGTCTGATGACTCGCTTCCGACGCTCGCGCCCAGCGGTCTCCACCGCCTCCTTCTCAGCCTCCGCCTCGAAGAATCCACGGGCCGAAACGCTCGTCTGCTCGTATGCCGGGAAAGTGACGACCGACACGTCGTACAGGCGGTCGATCTTCGTGATGTTGCGGGTCCGGGTCGCCCTGTCGTAGGACGCCTCGCGGACCGTGAACGCGAACGACATCCGGTCGAAGACGCCGTTCTTGACGTCCTCGTGCAGAGCAGGACCGACCGAGCTCTTGGAGATGTCCGCCCAGACGTACAGCCCGTCGCTCTGGATGTCGAGCTTGAGCGTGCCGTTCCTGGTGCGGGCCGCCGGCGTGCCGTCGTGGTTGACCACCAGCACGACGTCCTTGAGGTTCGACTCGGCGAATGCGTCGCGCGAGATCGTCTCGTAGAACTTCATGCCGTCGTATTCGTACATGATGGTCGGAGTGTCGAAGACGGCAGCGCGGCCGGTCACGATCATGCCGTCCTGCATCTCGAACTCGAACGCCCTGTACTCTCTATCCTTGCTGATCATCTGATACCTCCTCGGACTGTGCTGGCGTCGGCACCGGTCCTCCAGCCGGTGTCGGCGTCTCCGGTTCTGCGGTCGGTTCGTCGGGTTTCGCCATGTCCTGGTATTCCTTGCGGATGAATCGCTTGTCGCCCTCCGGCCCGATGCCGCCCATGTTGAAGACCTCGAGGCCCTGGTTGGTGGTCATGAGCCCGCGGTCGAAGAGCTGCGTCACGATGGAGATCTTCGTCGCGTTGCTCGCGTACTGGAGCCGGTTCGCCTCGAAGACGATGCCGTTCCCCACCGCGATCTCCCGCTGCGTGAAGACCATGTTCGACAGCACGAGGCTGAGCTGGATCGCCCACGGCTCCACGACCGCCTCGTAGAATGCGTTCCAGGTGTCCTCGTTGAACTTGCTCTGCAGGATGTCCTCGTTCACGCCGAAGTACTCGAAGACGTTGTCCTTGATGATCTGCATCTGCTGCGGGTTGACGATGTACGGCCTCGAGTCGACCTGCTTGATGTCCGAGTACTTCGTGTCGAACACGAGCACGCCGGAGTTGTTCTCGGGACCCAGCGCCTCGGCGACCAGACGGTTGCGCTCTGCCGTGATGTCCGACGCCTTGTACTGGTTCGCCAGCTTGGCCAGGAATCGGATCGTCGCGGAGCTCTTCACGCCCTGCTCGATGGCCTGCCGCTGCGTGTCCATCAGCTGCAGCGTCGAGCTCAGCGCCGAGTTGCTGTCGCCGAAGATCTCCTGCTTGTAGTAGTGCTTCCGCAGGTGCCCCGCCATCTCGTACTCGATGACCTTCTTGTCGCTCATCGCGTCGCCGATCCAGTAGATCAGGAAGAGCTTGCTGGCGGAGCGACGGATCTCCGAACGGTAGGACCGGACCGGGAAGAATCCCGTGATCCTGCCCGTGTCGTCGGCGAGCGGGATGATGAATGCGTTGTTCTCGACTTCGGTGATGGCCGAGAGCCGGTAGAGCCAGTTGTATCCGTCCTGGATCGGGTTCGGCTGGTACTGCAGCACCTGCTCCAGGTTCTTCCCGGCCGGTCCGATGACCTTCGCCTTCAGCTTCGCGCGGTGCTTCGAGATGACGTCCACCGCCGCGCGCGTCAGGTCCATCTCGTACAGGCCGCCCTCGTACGTCGTGAACGACGGACGGTAGCCGGTCAGCATGGAGAAGTATTCCTCGATCCTCGCCGCCGGGACCTTCTTCGTGCGACTGAAAATACCCATACGATCACCTCACAAAAGATTCCGCAGCTCGTCCCGGTGGCGCAGGTAGGTGACGTAGGCGTCGATCAGCGCGACGGTGCCGTCGATCCGCATCCGTGAGGTGCGTCCCTTGACCGGCCGGATGTTCCCGTTCTCGTCTTGCTTGATCTGCGTGTTCGTCATGCACCATTTCAGGACAGGGTTGTCGTCGTAGACGATCCGCTTGACGCGGAGGTCGGCCGCCATCTCCTTCATCGGCTGGCTCATGGTCTGCGCGCCCTGGCGCACCTCCTCGAGCGTGAAGCCGTTCGCCTTCATCTCTTCCTGCCAGTACTGGCTTCCCCACGAGTCGTATCCGACCCAGAGCGGGAAGATCTCGTACCGTTCCCGCATCTTCGCGAACCATGCCGTCACGTCCGAGTAGTTGACCTTCGGCCCCTCGCAGGGCGTGACCAGCCCGCGCTTGATCCAGATGTCGTACGGCACCTTGTCCTCGCGCACCTTGTACTCTAGCCGGTCCTCCGGAATGAAGTACTGCTGCAGCACGTAGAGCTTCCCGTCGGCCTTCGGCACCAGCAGCGTCGCGCAGGTGAGGTCGGTCGTGCTCGACAGGTCGACGCCGCCGGTCGCGTAGGATCCGCGGAGGTCCTCGACCTTGAATCGCTCCGGGTTGTTCACGTCGTCGTAGGACAGCCACGTCCCGGCGTTCGTCTGCCTGAGGTTGAAGTCCTTGCAGAGCAGCGTCGGCATGAAGCTCGGGTCGCGCTTGGCCTTCTCGACGTTCTCCGCCAGCGTCGCGAACGACTTGATCGTGCCGAGGCCCGGGTTCGCTTTCTGCCAGGACCGATAGTCGGCCCACTCGTCCGCGGCGTCCAGCTCATACACGAAGGCGAACAGCCTCGGGTTGCTGAAGCCCTCGATGCCGTCCAGGATGGAGCAGGTCTCCTCATACAGGTCGTCGTAGATCCCCTCGCGGATCAGGCCCGCCGTCGTCAGGATGGCGAGCAGCGGCTGGCGCCTCGCATACATGGCCTGCTTGACCACGTCGTAGAGGTTCCGGTCCTTCATCGCATGGAGCTCGTCGATGATTCCGCAGTTCGGGTTGAGTCCGTCCAGCGTGTTCGAGTCGCTGGCGAGAGGCTTGAAGACTCCGAAGTTGAAGTCCGAGTACAAGTCCGACTGCCGGCGGCGGATGATCTTCCGCAGCTCCGGCGACGCCTTGACCATGTTCCGCGCCTCGTCGAACACGAGCCGCGCCTGGTCCTTCTTGGTCGCGAGGCAGACGACCTCCGGCCCGCCTTCTCCGTCCGCGATCTGCATGAACAGCCCGATGCCGGAGGACTCCGTGCTCTTTCCGTTCTTTCGCGCCTCGTAGGTCTGCGTCTCGTTGCAGAGCCGGAGGCCGGTCTCCGCGTCGACGAAGCCGAAGATGGCCTCGAACTTCGCTTTCTGGAAAAGCTCCAGCCGCAGCGCGTCGCCCGGAGTCTGCGTCTTGCTCGGCCGGCAGTAGCGCTCGATGAACTCGATCGGCCGGTTCGCGTGCGCCGGCGAGAAGATGAACTCCCGCTCCTGCACCGTGCCGTCCATCTGCGGGATCCGGAAGACCGGCGGCTTGTCCAGCCAGGTCATGAACTTCCGATACTGCTGTATCACCCGGCGGGACGCGACGATCTCGCCCCGCTCGATCCGGTCCCAGTACTCGACGATGTGATTCACCGGATGATCACCGGCTTCGCGGTCAGGAACGACGGCAGCGTCCCGGCTTCGGCCTTCACTACAGGCTCACACGGCAGCATATCGTCGAGCTGCTTGATCGTCTGGTTGTAGCGCTGGCTCAGCGTGAGGTACGTCTGCATCTCCGAGCTCTGCTTCTTGCCGGACTGGTTCTCGCCGTTCTGGTATTCCTCGGTGTAGCCGTTCTCCTGGATGTAGAGCTCGAGGTCCTCCATCATGACCAGCTGCGCGGCCGCACGGTCGACCAGCTTCTCGGCCAGCGCCTTGCGGTGTCCGGTCAGCTTCCGGTAGAACTTCCAGAGCCGCTTCTTCTCGTCCGAGATCCGCGCTTCTCTGTTCTGCGACGTCTGGTAGAAGCCGCTCAGATCGCTCTCGTCGTCGTACTTGGCACCCACGGCTCCACCTCCTTCCGGCTGGGAGACTACACCCCCCACGCGCTGAGACTGTCCAGTTTTACTCTCCCTCATGGGGCGGTTCATTCCGGCAATAGGGCCTTCCCGCGCATGGGGGAGGTCTGCGCCTTCACGAGGTTCCCGTTCGCATCGAATCGCAGCCCCGCTTCCGTCGCAGGCGCGCCTTCATGCTCCACCGCGTGACACTCTCGGCAGACGAGCTCGAGGTTCGTCCATGCCAGCGTCATGCCAGGGTCGTCGATGGTCCTCCTGCTCAGGTGCTTCCTGTGATGCACGATCGAGCCAGGCTTCCCGCATCTCTCACATAGCCCGTGCTGGCTTGCGATGTACGACTCCCTCGTCTCTCTCCATGTCTTGCTGAGATAGAACGCTTTCGCCCAGTCCTTCATGCCTCACCCATTAGAGCGACCCATATCCCTCCGCCCGGACGCATCATGCCAGATCGCTCACCCTCCTCTAGGGCGAAACAAAAGAGGCGCTCCTTGCGAAGCGTCTCTCCTGTATGCCTTTCGACAATGACATTATAGGCCCCTGCTAATTGACATTGTTTGGCATCTTCTCCCCTAGCCTCACGATGGCCCTGTTGTGGATGCGTATCGCTTGCTCCACGCAGTAGCGCAGCTCCCTGCTTATCTCCTCCCATGTCTGCGACATGAGATACCGTCGCATGAGGATCGTGTACTCGTCCGCAGGCAGGCCCTTGATCATGTCGATGATCGCGGAGATCTCGACCTGCATGTCGTGCATCGCCCTGGCCATCTGCATGGAGAGGTCGATCCTCTGGCTCACGACGCTCTCGAGCTCGAACATCTCGACCTGTCCACCGTGCGGCTCGTCCGACAGCCTCGCCGTAGTGCGTGGGAACAGCTGGTCGTAGAGCGCCCGACATGCCGCGTGCTTCGCCACGAGCGCCCGATAGTTCCGCAGCCTCCGGCGCACCTCCTCCTGTCTGTCCGTCCACGGGTTGACGCTCCGGATCCTCCCGCTCAAGCGTACCTCCATGCGTTCATCCGCCACGTCGCCCTCTCCTTCCGGTAGGCTTTCACGATGCTCTCGAACTCCGCCTCGGTGATACCGTTCGGGCCGTTGTCCACTTCCGTGGCCAGCCACTTCTCGAATGCGTCCAGCTTGCCGAGTCCGTCGATCTCGTCCGGAGCCTCGGCCCATCTCTGCTCTCTCGGCTTTCTGCTCATCGTCTGCCCTCCTTCAGCCATGTCACGGTCACCCCTAGCGCCTGCGCCAGCGCCGCCATCTTCGCGGGTGTCGGCACCCGCACGCCCCGTTCCCATTCCGAGATCTCCGACAGGTGGATGCCTTGCGTATCCGCGAAGTCCCGCATACTGACGCCCAGCTTCATCCGCGCGTCCCGGATGCGTCCCCCGAGCAGTTCGGTCGAGATCGGCTTCGTCTTCACGTTCTTCCGCGCCTTCCGTCCTTCCTTCTTCGCTGCCGCCTTCTCGCGCTCCCGGTCGATGGCCTGCGCCTTGCGCTGGTTGCGGGCTTCCTCGAGCTGCTTCTCCATGCGTTCGTCCCGCTCGTTGAGCATCTCCGGCGTGACCGGCCAGCGTCCGAGCCCCCTGCGTCGGTGCGCTGCCTGCGTCGCTGCCATGATCGACTCGGTCATTCGTTCCTCAGGCGACACTTCCTGCCCTCCTTGCCGACTTCGCCGGCTTGCCCTGCCATTCGGCAGCCAGCATCTTCAGCGCCTTCTCGACCTCCGGCGACGGCTCCTTGTTGAACTTCGCCCTGGCCTGCACGACCTTCCCGTCCCGCAGCTCGACCGTGACGAGCGGCTTGTCCGGTTCCTGCTCCGCCCTGACGAACACAATCACACACTCGCCGCGAGCGACTCGCTCCGCATAGGTCCCGACGCAGTGGTGCATCTCGGTGCCTTCCCGGGATAGCTCCTCGACGCTCTTCGGCAGGATCGCCACGAACCCGGACATGCTGACCTCGAGGGCCTTGTTCTTTGCAGCGGCCTTCTTGATTGCCTCCTCGTACTTCGCGTTGCGCGCCTTTTCCACGGCGGCGTACTTGGCCCGCTGCGCTGCATACTCCGCATCCCGCTTGGCCCGCTTGCGCTCGACCGCATCGTCGTGCGCCTTCATCATGTCCACGGGCCGCAGCACGGCCGGATCGGTCATGTCGTCGCCTAGCTCCCGCGCCATCTGCAGGTAGTCGTTGTAGTCGCTGGCAAATCGCTGATGCGCTGCTAGACCATGCCGTCCGTCATCGGACTTTCTGAGGTATTCCAGAGTCTCCAGATATCCGATGCCCTTGTTGCTCCGGATGATGTCGCACAGCCATTGCCCGATGCCGTCCCCCTTGATGATCCTCATTTCTGAAACCGTAGGGGTGTAATGCTTTGCGACGAGGTATCCGAGCACCCATACGTCGCGGGTATTCAGATTCGCATCGCGGATGATCTGGAACCACTTTCGCATCTCGGGCTGGGTCTTCGCGTGGAAAACCCCATTCGGGCTGTTGTAGCCGCTCAGCACCTCATCGACCAGATCATCCTTTCCCGTCTTGACCAGCATCTCGAGACACGGGCACTTCACGTACGCCCTCAGGTAGCGCTCAACGCGAATTGCGACTCTCTCCCGGCTCCACTCGATCAGACCGGACCACTTGAAGCGCGACGTCTTGATCGCCTGCAGGCCGGGAGGGTAGATTCTCGTCGCGATGTCGCCTCGGTATTCTGTCGAGTACTCCCAGTTCCCGGTCACACGGTACTGCCCCTTGGCATACTCCCAGCACCTGACAAACTGCAGCGGCTTCTTCGCGCCGTCCGGCCATATCGTGCGTATCATCTCATCGGCCTTCACTGTGTGGATCCGGCCGCGGAAGTCGAAGAACACCTGGACCTGTCGGACGACCATCCCACCCTTGATGCACTGAACTACGGAGACGGTGTCGCGCTTCGGCCATGCGTGGCTGTGCGTAGCCAACTTCGCGCTGAACGTATGCACCTTGGTCTTGCACGCCGGGCACGTCGCGTCGACTCCAATGCGCTCCTTCGTCACTCCATCCCACCCGCAGTGGAGACAGACGCCCCACCGCCCGCGGCGCGCCGTCTCGCTGATCTCGATGCGCATGTGCCGCTGGCCAGCGAACACTGTCCGGTACGCCCACTCATTGAGTCCGCCTGGAAGCGGCTTCACCTTGGCCATCCACTCAGCGGTCATGGCCTTCTCGACCTCGCGCTTTGCATTCATGGCCGCTAGCTCCGCCCTCCAGCTGGCCTGCTCAGCCGCCCGGGTTTCAGTCGCGTTCGGCATCGTCGGCCTCCGGCGTCTTGGCTGGCTGCAGCAGCATTCCGAACATGTCGAGTTGAGTGGACAGGATGGTTGGTTCCTTTCGCGCCGGCTTGATAACCACAGGCTTGCTGGCGGGCACGGAATGCGTGCTATCCTTGACGGCCTCCGGCGTCTTGGCTGGCTGCTTGGGCTTGCTCTCTGTCGCCTTGTCCGGCATCCGGTAGTAGTCCTTGATGCACGCCCGGAAGTCGTCCTCGGAGATGTCGCCGCTCTTCCCGATGTCCTTGTGGCAGTAGTTGACGATGGACTTCACGCAGCCCTCGAGCGTTCCGCCGGCCTCGACCAGGGCGGCAAGCTCTTCGTCGTTGCAGAGGTGCTGCAGGCGGTCGGCCGTCGCTTCCGTGAACATGATCTCCGGCGCCCGCTGGTAGCAGGCGGATCCGCTGAGCTTCGCAGTCGCTTCGCGGTACGCGGCCAGCTCCTTGCTGACCTTGGCCTTGGCTTCGTTCTTTCCCATCCCTACCTCCTCCCGATGATCCGGAGCTCGATGCCCGGATATGCCGCCTCGAATAGCTTCTTCTTGAGCTTGAACGCCTGCGTCTCCATGCCCTTCACGTCCTCGACCCAGACCTTGCCGGCCTTGTCGACGCAGATGAAGTCCGGGATGTACCGGATCCCCTGCGCGACCACGAAGGACGGCTGGCAGCCGACGGTCGTCAGCTCGCCCGCCTTCTTCAGCAGGGCGAGCTCGGCATATCGCCGGGCCTCCGCCTTGCTGTCGAATGTCATGCCGTCGAGCACGGTCTTGACGTTGTGGTACTTCGCGGGCTTGCCCCGCCATGCCACCATCAGAGATCGAACGGGAGCGACGTGTCGTCGTCGGGCGCGGGCGCGGGCGGTGCGTCGTATCCGCGGTCGTCGTCCTGGCGCTTGCTTTCGGCGAACTCGACCTCGTCCACGACCACCTCGGTCACGTACACCATGCGGCCGTCCTTGTCCTCGTACTTCCGGGTCTGGATGCTGCCGACCACGACGATCTTCGAGCCCTTGCGGAAGTATTTCGTGATGAACTCCGCCGTGGTCCTCCACGCGACGCAGTTGATGAAGTCGGCCTGCTTCTCCTCGCCCTGCTTCTGGAATCGGCGGTCGACGGCGATCGTGAAGTTGCAGAGGGCGGCGCCCGCCGTCTGCGTGGTCTTGAGCTCCGGGTCCCGTGTGAGTCTTCCGATCAGAATTGCCTTGTTCATGCCTTCTTGACCTCCTTCTCGACCTTCTCGGTCGTCACGAGCCACTTCCCGCCCTTGCGCTCGAGCGTGACCCTGTTCCCGTCCTTGAGATAGACCGCCGCCATCGCGAGCACCTCGGCCTGGTTGATCTTCGTGAACTCCTGCGTCATGTGTCCTCCAGTGGCGGCAGCTCTTCGTCCGCCTGCTTTGCCTTGATCTCTTCCATCTCCGCCTTCACCGCTGCGCGCTGCTCCGGCGTCAGCATCTGCGACACGTCCTCATACAAGCTGCCGAGGTACTCGTCGCTGTACTCGCGCTGCGTGAAGTTCGCCACGTTGCTCGGCCTCTTCCTGGCTGGATCCGTCGCCTTCGCGTCCTCTCTCAGCGGGAACACCCCGGCCCATCCGTTCATCGTCGACTGGTTGAGGATGGCGGCCTGCTTGTCCTCGTTCCCTGGCGCCAGCTCTTCGAGTTTCCGGTGGATCATCTCCTCCGCGTTCGCTGTCAGCTTCTTCCTGCTCTTCTCTCTCATCTCCTTGAATCCGACAAAGGCAGCGGCGAGCGGAGCGAGCTGCGCCCCTTCTTTCTTCTCCTTCTCTTCCTTCTCTTCCTTCTTATCCTTCTTGTTTGTTGTCGGTAGCGTGTCGGGACTGTGTCGGGACCGTGTCGGCCGCTTGTCGCTCGGCGTGTCGTTCGGCGTGTCGCTTTCGCATCCTCCGAGCTGGTAAACGTCCCATTTGAGCACGGTTACAAGCGTGAATCGGTGTGTCGATTCGGTAGTCAGTTCGCATGTCGAAATTAGGTGATTTATCGCGGTCCTCACGGAACGAAGCGAGAGGCTCGTTTCGCGTGACAGGTGGGCAAGCGAGGTGACGACCTGGCCTCGCTTGACCTCGACGCCCTGCCAGCGTCCGTCCTCGTGATTGGCCGAGAGCAGCAGGTGCAGGAATACCCGGAACGTGTTCGGGTCGTCGTACCACTCCCACTTCTTGATCTTGCGGTGGAGCTTGATGTATCCGCCGTCGGCCATGATCTAGCCCTGCGCCTCGCAGAGAGCGGCAGCGCGCGCGGCGACGTCGCGGTCGGTCTGGCTGCGCTTCGTGTTTCCGGCCATCTTCAGCAGCCAGTCGGTACCCTTCGGCCCGAGGTTCATCGCCTTCGCCACCGGGTAGTCCATCGTGCCGCCCTTGCCGTCGTTGATCCCGTGGAAGATGTAGGCCCGGACATCGGCCTCGCTCCACGTCGACACGTCCGGCGTTTCGGCGGCCGGAGGTGTCGCGGGAGCGCTCGCGGGCGCCGGCGTCGTTTTCGGAGCCTCTGCGGCTTTCTGGCCGGCCTTCCCCGCGGTCTGGTCCTGCAGGCGTTTCTGATCGGCGCGCCATCTGTCCGGGTCGTCCTTGCCGGTCGCGATCTGCAGCGCCTTCAGGACGAAGTAGCGGCCGCAGTACGTGACACCGGATCCGAACGCCTGCGAGGCGTCGTCCTGCTGGCCGAACATGGTCCAGGCCACGTCGAGGCGCTCGCCGGTCTCGGCGTCGATCCATGTGTAGACCATGTCCGCCGTCGCGAGGATGTCGGTCACGGGCTTCCCCTTCGAGGTCACGTACTCGTGCCGCGCCCACTTCGCCGTGCCGGGCACGACGCTCGGGATCAGCAGCAGGCCGAGCTCGTTCATCTTCGGGTTGACGACCGCGAGGACGTCGTCCTCCGAGACGAAGTCGTAGTCGTACGCCTTGTCGGCCTTCTTCAGGTACGGGACGGCCTTCTTCAGTTCGAGCAGTTTCTGGAATAGGTTCATGCGCTCCTCCTATCTAGGCGTCGCCGCCATGCTGTCCTCGCTGTAGAACTCGACGCCGGGGACTTCCATGCTCCCCTTCGACGCGACCGCCAGCTTGTTCAGCGCTGCCAGGTCGACCGGACGCAGCACGATGCCGGCGATCGAGACCGGGACGGCCTTGTCGTCGACGACGCGGGCGTGCCATATCTTCCGGATCACGATGCCGCTGATCTTCACGGCCTCCGGCACGACCACAGGAGCGACGGCCTCGGTGGCCGCGACGACCTCGGCCTCGGCCATCATCAGGATCCCGACGTCGTCCTCGTCCAGCTCGTCCTTCCGGCTGGCCTCCTCGACCAGGCGTCGGGCTTCCTCTGCCTTCATCCGGGCGATGTCCTCGAGGCGCCGGCGCTCGCGCTCGGCTTCCGCGCGGATCCGTTCATTCTCCGTATGCCATGCGAGCATCCGTCCCTTGAGGATCGCCTCGGCCTTGTCGAGCGGCGCGAGCATCTCCTTCTCGGCCGCGACGACCGACTTGTGCGCTGCCGCGGCCTGCTCCTTCATGGGCTTCCAGTAGTCGACGATGCGGCGGGCGGTGTCCTTGATGGTCTTCAGGTAGTTTGAGGCGAGCTCGTAGTCGGAGGCGTCGCGGACGGTGAGCGCGCTGGCCGAGTCGAGCGTGGTCAGGGCGCCGGAGCGCAGGACGAGCTCGTTGTCATTCGCCGGCATTGATGACCTCCTCCATTGTCTCGAGGTACTTCTTCTCGTCGGGGTCGATCGGCGACGGAGCGGCGGCGGCCGGCGTGGCGGGTTCGAGTTCTTGGATCCGCTCCTCGAGCTTCGCGATGTGCAGGTCCTGGTCGTTGAGTTCCTCCTTGAGCGCGTCGATCCGGTCGGCCTGGGAGATGAGCTCCTGCTTCATCGAGGCGATCATGCCCTGCCTGTCGGCCACTTTCTCCTCCAGCTCGTTCCGCGTCGTCTTGAGCGACGCGATCTCCTTGTCGCGCTCCTCGACCATCCACTTGTAGGTCGATGCGGTCGTCTGCAGCTCGGCGATGCCCTTGTCGATCAGTTCGATGATCTTCTTCATGGTCAGCCCTCCTTCTCGCGATAGAACGCGGTGTCCCCGATGCGGCGGTCGAGGACCAGCTTCGTCCGGAAGAACTCGTCCTCGTGTCCGGCCGCGCAGAAGTAGAGGACCTTGTAGGTATTCGGGTCTCCGAAGCAGTTGACGGTGTCGATGCTGTTTACGGCGTTGTAGGCGGCCGCCGTCTCGACCGGCGTCGGAGTCGCCCAGAGCCACGCTCCGGAGGTGACCGGCGCGAACTGCTCGGGGTCGGTGACGATCTCGAGGATGGTCTTGTGGTACTTGGTCGAACGGTTCACGATCACCTGCGCGACCATGCGGCACTCGTCGTAGGTGGCGGTCGGTCCGCACTCGGCGGCGACTATCTGCGCCAGCACCCGGGACGCGCCGGCCGACTTCGGGTCGAACGGCCTGCGCTCGGAGCGGGACGTCGTCAGCTCGTCCTGTATCTCCGAGATGTCCTTCCGAAGCTGCGTGATCTTCTTCACGAGCTGGGTGTTCTCCGCTTCGTGGCTGCGAATTACGGCGGCATCGATGTCGATGGTGCTCGACAGTAGGCCCACTTCGTCCGTCAGGTCCGCGACGTCTTCGAGCGCGGTGCTGAGCAGTTCGGCGGTCTGGTAGTACCGCACGATGGCCCAGACCGCCCACGTCAGGACGATGGACAGGAACAGCGCGGCGAGGAATACGATCAGGCCGAGGTCTGCGTAGTTCTTCATGGCATCACCATCGCCAGGCCCATCAGGCCGACGGCGAGCACGGCGCCCAGGACGGCCCCGATGCCGATCCCGATGCCGAACCAGATGGTGATCACCCGCTCGGTGGCGCGGGAGGCGTCCTGCGCCCTCCTCACGCTTCCAGCGCCCACGCTCTCGAACTTGGTCGGGTTGTTGTGCTTCATCGTTTCGCTCCCCCTCTCATGATCTTCACGGCCTCGATGTAGTGGCCGTCGTCATAGGTGCAGGTCCGGCCCTTGCACTTGCGCTTGTCCTGCGGGCAGATCTCGCACGGGAACCAGTAGTAGCCCCGGCAGTCCGGCTCCGGGCAGGCGTAGAGCTTCGGCTCGTCCGGCACCTGCAGCTCGCATCCGCACCCCTCGCACTTGATCGTGACCATCACCGGCTGCGGGATCCCGCAGTGCGCGAGGTTCGGCGAGGCGTGCTCCTTCGGCTCCATGTCGGCCATCGCGAGCCGGACCTTCGACCCGACCGGGCTCTTCCGCCGCTCGCTCAGTCCCCGACCCATCAGCGCAGGTCCTCCATGAGCTCGGGGATCGACTCGACGATGGCCCAGACGGCCAGGGCGAGCAGGACCACGAGCACGACGATCTGGAGCGTCGTCGGGCCGTTCATCTGGACTCCTCGATTCCGAATGGCGTCATGATGCCGCGGGCGTCGTCGCGGGCCTTCAGCGCGACGGCGAGGTTCGCCTTCTTGGCGATGCGGGAGAGCTTCGTGGACTTCGGCGGGTTCTTCGCGCGGGCGGCGATGGCCTCGAGGCCGTCGAGCTTGCGGGCGGCCCGGCGCTGCGCGCGGCCGGCGCGGTCTTTCCTCTGTGCGTTGCGGATCTCGCTCACTTCTTGCCTCCCCTGGCCTCGAGGGCCTCGTCGATCATCTGCTTCGTCTCCTTGCGGAGGATCCTCTTCCCGTGTCTCGTCTTCGCGTGCTTCTCGGCGTGTCTGCTGATCCTGACCATGTCAGTCCCCCTTCTTTCCGTTGGTGAATGCGTCGAGCGCGGTCTGCTTGATGCGGTAGGCGCGGCCGAGGCGGAAGGCCTCGAGGCGGCCGGAGTCGATCTCGCGGATGATCACCTGGCGCGTCGTGCGCAGCATGGCCGCGATCTCGTCCGTCGTGTAGACGGCTTCCTGCGGGGTCATGCCCGGGCCTCCACTAGCTTCCGGATCCAGTCCTGCCCCTTGCCGAGGATCAGCGGCTGGACGCTGACGTGCGGCGCGCCCGTGTCCGGGTCGTACCAGACGCGCTCACGGACGGACAGTAGCCCGCGATCGATATATTCCTGGTAGGGCCGGTTGTCGGACATGAGGACGCGCTTGTCGCGCAGGAAGACGAAGAGGTTCTTCGGTCCGAGGCCTTTGCAGGCGAGCAGCTTCGCCATGTCGGACAGCGAGATGCCGTCCGCGGAGCTTCCGATGGCGTCGTAGAAGTCGGCCTTCGGCTCCATCTCGGCGACCTTCGTCTCGGCCTGTATGCGCTTGGCCTGCTCGGCCTTGAGCCCGTTGAGGATCCCGATCAGGAAGTCCGGGTCCGCCATCAGACGCTCGACGGTCGCCGGTGTCATGTAGGCCCCGTGCTTGCGGATCGAAGGCAGGACCTCGGAGGTGATCCATCGGCGGAAGGCTGCGGCCTCCGGCTTGTCGCTCCGGATCACGACCTCGTACAGGCCGGCCTCGGAGACGATGGTCGTGAGCTGGGTCCGGCCGAGGGCGTCAGGGATGGGGTACATCTGGCGTACCCCATCGTCGAGGCGCTCAGACACGGCCGATGCGGATCTCGTCAGCCCGACCGCTCGGCAAAGGTCTGACAGTACGAACCACGGTTCGTTGTCGATGAGGACCGTATGGACCTCGCCGAATTGTGGGTTCTGGAAGATGGTGATAGAATTGTCCTTGTCCATGAGTCTCCTCTCTGGCCTCGCGGCCGAGCCGTCCTGTTGGCGCAGGGCGGTTTTCTTATTCCCCGACAAGCTGCGAGAACTGCCGCTCGAGCTTCATGTACCCTTCCCATTCGCGCGGCTTCATATCAACCGCTTTCGCGCCTAGGGTAGTCAGCAGATCTCCGAGCTCATTGAGGCCGATGGTGACCTTGACCTCTTTCCCGGCGCTTCCTCTTTCCTCCGGCATCTCTTCCTCCTTTGTTGCGTACGCGCAACACTCGGGCATAAAATTAGAGCCCGCAGCCGAGAAATATCCTCGCCGCATCCTCATGGCTCAAGTCCATGACCTCGCGGATCTTGCCGATGTCCTCCGTGTCGAATGCGATCTTGCCGGAGATCTTCTTCCCCAGCGTGACTCGATTCGTGCCGATCATCTGCGCCAGTTTCGAGATCGTGAGATCCTTGCCGGCCATTGCCGATTTGAGCAGGTAATTCTTGTGTCCGATCATTGCCTCACCCCTTCCGTGTTGCTTCCATGCAACATCCTAGACCGAGGATAGCAAACAAACGTTCTCGCGTCAAGCATCAGAAACAACACTTTGGATATAATTTTGCTCTCCATGTTGCGTCACGTGCGCATTTGTTGTATACAGGATGTAGGGAAATACTGTCTCGGAGGTGAATTATGGGCAGGAATCCGGACAAACCGGACATCACTGACAAGCAGAACATCATAGGGAAGCGCCTTGCGCTGGCCCTTGAGCGGTGCGGATGGAATGCTGCGCGTCTTGCGAGCGAGATGGACGTTCAGCGCAGCACGGTCTCGCGATGGCTCGATGGAACGACGAAGGGATACCGATTCCAGCAGATTCAGGACTTGGCGAGGACGCTCGGCGTCTCCACGATGTGGCTCACGGGAATCAGCGACGATCCGCGGCCGTCTCCGACAGAGGCCATAAAGCATACGACGGTCCCCATCCTGGGAACGATCGCGGCCGGCGCGCCTCTCTATGCGGACCATAACATCGAAGGGTATATGCCGATTCATTCCGTCAACGACGTCGACTTCGCGCTGCGCGTGAATGGCGACTCGATGTCGGAAGCCGGGATCCCCGACGGTTCCCTGGTCCTCGTCCGGCAGCAGGACGACGTAGAAAATGGCGAAGTAGCCGTCGTGGTCGTCGACGGAGAGGAGGCCACCGTGAAACGGTTCTACCGTCACGCGAACGGCATCATCGAACTGCGGCCGGATAATCCGAAGTATTCCTCGTTGGTCTTCACGCCGGAAGAGGCGAACATCGTCCGCATCATCGGGAAGGTGATGCTGGTCGTCGCGGAGGTGCACTGATATGTCGAAGCGTGAAGATGGAGCCGGGACCGTATGGCTCGACCGCGACAAAAAGAAATGGCGCGCGCGCCTGCAGCTCGCCGCGGATCCGAAGCCGAGGACGAAGTCCTTCCGCACGAAGACCGAGGCGCTCGCCTGGATCAGGGCCGCGAAGGCCGCCCCGGCCCCGACCGAGTACACCGTCCAGCGCGCGTACGACGAGTGGGTCGCGATGCACGCCGACGGTATCTGGCGGCAGTCGACGCGGGAGCAGTACGCCTACTTCTTCGCCCGGTACATCCTGCCGGCGATCGGCACGATGGCGGTCGAGGACGTTCGCGCGAAGCATGTCCAGAGCGTGATCGCGGGCATGGCGACCCACGGCAGCACGAAGAAGACGGCGAAGGGCCTCTCGACGAAGACGATGAAGGGCGCGCGCATCGCGATGCACGGGCTCTTCGCGTGGCTGATGGAGTCGGAGATCGTCGACAAGAATCCCTGCACGAAGATCAAGATCCCGGAGACCGTGGCGACGCCCCGCCGCGCGCTGGCGCCTGCAGAGGTCCCTGCGCTCGTCGAGTCGATGGAGCATTCCCGCTGGCAGAACTCCGTCCGCTTCATCCTGCTCACCGGCCTCCGGCGCGGCGAACTACTCGCGCTGCGCTGGGATGACATCATCAAGGACGACAAGGGCCACTCATGGGTCAAGGTATCCCGCACGCGCTCGCGCGACGGCGAGGAGGGCCCGCCCAAGTCTCGGGCAGGTCTGCGGACCATGCGTATAGGCAAAGCGGTGCAGGCGATTCTGGACGCTCAGCGGGACATGCTTATCGTCGACGGTTTGCGGCCATGGACTCCCGACCCCGACGTCAAGGACGACAAGCCGAAGAAAGGCGAGACGGCCTATGTCTTCCCGGCCTACACCGGGGATCCCGTCCAGCCGAACACCTACTACTACAACATCCGCAAGCTCGCCGAGAAGGCCAACGTCCGGATCAGCATCCACGAGCTGCGGCATACTTTCGTGTCGATCAGCGGGAGAGGCATGGACCTCAAGTCCCTGCAATCGGTTCTTGGCCACACATCGAGCACCCAGACGCTGGACCTCTACCGCCACATCCTGGACGGCGACCTCGAGCGCGCAGCGAATGTCGTGGACAGCACGGCCTATACTCTGGGCATCGTGCCGGAGAAGGATTTTCAGAGAACCACTCCAGAAACCACTCCAGACGCAGAAAAGCGGGTTCCCGGATAACCCGGAAACCCGCTCTGCTGTAGTGGTCGAGGTGACAGGATTCGAACCTGCGACATCCTGGTCCCAAACCACTCCCTGTGCGGGTTTCAGGCTTTTCACATTTTTCATGGTTTCCATAAATGGCTCAACAGATAGGGTTCGCGGGCGTGATGTTTCGCCTGCGTTTTCCATGTTATCACAGTTTTCAGAGTTTTCGGAAGGGAACCACTCCAGAAACCACTCCAGACATGGGAAAAGGCCCCCGGCTCCGAAGAGCCGAGGGCCTGCTGTATGGACGGCGGAGGAGCGACCTCCATGCAGCTATAGAACGGGTTCGTCTGCCTCAGCCGCGAGAACCTGCAGCGCGTGACGCCGCTCGGATTCCTTGGCCCTCAGCTCCTCGAGGAGGATGCGCTGCTTCACGAGCTCATCCGCCTGCGCCTTCGAGAGCGCATGACAGGATGCGAGGTCGATCGTCAGCGATTCGGCCTTGGTCTCTGCCGCGATCGCGCGGACTTCCATCGGATCCACGACATAGTCAATCAGGTGGCACACGCCCCAGTTCGTCCAGGGCCGGTCCTTGAGGTTCGTCCGGACGACACCGAAGTCGACGCCCCTGCTCTCCACGACCACGCCGTTCCCGACATAGACCCCGACATGCCCGTCCTTCCAGACGATGAGCCCCGGGTTGTCGGGCATGGTTCCTATCGGACCCTTGACGATGCACTTGCCGTACATCCCGTTGGCCGACAGGTCAGACGCCGCCTGGTACTTTCCGGCGAAGTCCGCCTGCCAGACGATGCCCTTGATAAGCCCGACGCAGTCCATCACGCGCTTGCCCATCCACTTCCGTGAGCGCAGGATGTATGCCGCCGTATACTGCTTCGGGTACTGCAGTGCTTTGCTGGCCAGTAGGGTCTCCGTCCCGGTCATGGGCACATATGTCCCATACCAGTAGCCGTTCCCCACCTGTGCCTGCACGGCCTTGACGAAGTCGACCGCTTTCATCCCCCGGCCTCCGCCCCGCCGTCATCGCTATTGGCTTTGCTGGCCGCGTCACTGGCCGCGAACGTCACCTGGTACGCGCCCATCGCGCTGGAGGCCACGAGGACGGCGTTCAGCACGGCGACAACATAGTCCTGTGCCGCACCACCCGTAATGGCCGTTGCCCCCTCGAGGATGACTACGGCGACAATCAGGGCAAGCAGGCGTGTGTCTAGCTTGGGCAGCAGTGGCTTGAGGTACTGCACGATCAGCAGCACGGCCGCAGTCGCTCCGGCCAGGGTTCCGAGAGTTGTCCAGGACATCAGTTCGTTCATGGGTTCCTCCTTCTTTTCGTTCGGCTTCGCGCCGATGCCTATTGCAGATCCAACAGCTTCTCGATGATATCGAGTCGCTGATCGATCGTGAGCCCGCCCTTCCGGGCGGCGTATTCCGTGCGCGCGGCGGCCTTTGCGTCGAGCTTGGCCTTGGCCGCGTCGTAGTGGTCTTTCGCGATCGTTCCGGCCGCGAGCAGTTTGATGAGTCGGCCCCACTCGTCGTGGTCGCTCATTTCACAGCAAGCCCGTCCAACGCCTCCGGTTTGGTCTCCGGCTCGACGCGCTCGGTACTCTCCGCAGCCACGATGGGCATCAGTCCGTTGGCGGTCATGATGCAGCCCTCGTACTTCTCCGGAGTCGCCAGCGGCTTCCACGCGGTAAGCGTTCGGTTGCGGTATTTGGCCCCGTCGGTGACGATGCGCGTCTGGTCGTATTCGTAGATGGGGGTCCCGTCGTTGTCCCGCTGGACGATATTCTCCGCCAGGACGACATGGATATGCCCCGATGCGTCCCGCTCCACCGTCACTGCGCCGGGGCGGACAGTGCTCTCCGTGCGTGCCATGATATGACCCTCCTCACCTCTCGGTAGTCGATGTATGGTTCGATGTGCAGGCACCGGAAGTTGTAGCTGTCACAGTGGACCAGCATGCCGCGATAGCTGGCCATGGCGGCGGCGTCCCTCGGGCCGAGCACCCGCTTCTTCCCGATCCGCTTCGCACGCCTCCGCATCCGGAGCGCGACGTTCTTGCGTAGGATCACCCGGTCGCGGTTGATGCGGAACCCGAGGAAATCCAGGTCGCGGGACGCGAGCGGCGACACCTGCCAGTTGGCCTTGAGTGTCAGCCGAAGCCGAGTGCCGAAATAGTCCTCGATCTCCTTGCGGAGCTTTTGCAGCTTGCGCTTGTTGCGACCGAACACGACCATGTCGTCGACGTAGCGGATGTAGTGGGCCGCGCCGAGCTGCTGCTTGATGTGCCGGTCGAGCCCCTGCAGGTAGAAGTCGGACAGCCACACCGACGTGTAGTTCCCGATCGGGAGCCCCTTGGCTGTGTCGACGATCGTATCCAGCAGCCAGAGCGCATCGCGGTCCTTGATGACCCGCCGGAGCTGCGCCTTCAGGACCTCGTTGTCGACGCTCTGGTAGAACTTGCGGATGTCCATCTTGAGGACATATTTGGTGTTCTTGCGATCCCTCGCGATCCACTTGCGGCAGGTCTTGAGCGCTGAGTGTGTGCCCTTGCCGGGGATCCCGCCGTGCGAGTGTGCGTAGGCTCCGCGGGACAGCACGCCCTCGATCGGCGTGATCGCCGCCCAGTGGACGATCTGGTCGGGATAGAATCTCGGGCAGCAGATGGTACGGAGCTTGCCCGTGGCGCCGTCGCGGATCTCCTTGACCTTGTAGGGGGATGGCGTGTAGGTCTTGTCCGTCAGCATCCGGTGGATGCGCTCGACGGCTCCGTCGATGTCCTCGAGGACGGCCGCGACGTTGCGGTGTTCGCGCTTGCGGCGGCTTGCGTGGAGGATGGCGGCTCGGATGTTGTCTCTGCTGCAGATGGTGTCGTATACGTATCCGACTCGTTTCATGCGGTCCTTATCTGCCTCAAGGGCGTTCGACATTGCTACCAGCCCCTGCCGGGTCGGCTCTATTTCGACCGTGGGGTCAGGAAGACGCTGCGCGATGATGGATGATTAGGTATACAGATAATTTGGCGCGCCCCATAGTTCCAGTTCGCATTCGACGAGGCGTTGTTCACGTTCCAGTTCCACGGCCCGTCATTCGAACCGTTGTTCCAGTTGCCGCCGGCAGAAACCAAAGCCACAGGACGTGCGCAGCGAATCCCTTGTACGGTGGATGTTCCGGGGGCTGGCTGCCCCCGGTCCCCCGCTCTATCCCGGTTTGTAAAGGAGGCGCGCCCCAAAGTCCCAGGACGCAGCCGACGAGGCGTAGCACACGAGCCAGGCCCACGGCCCGACAAACGAACCGTTGACCCAGGAGCCGCCGACCAGTAGGACGCGCTCGCTCGGGGTCGCGCTCCGATAGTAGTAGTCGCCCACGGGACCGGACGACGCGCCGCCGACCTCGCCCGCCAGCATCGCCCACGGACGAAGCGCGTCGAACCCGAACCTCCGAACGTATCCGTCCGCCGCCGACGGCATAACGGACTCGTAGCGGGTGTACGGCGCGGCGAACTTCGCGTCCTCGTAGGTCGCGGGGTTGTCGTTGAGCCATGCGTAGTATGAGGTGTCCATGTTCCAGCCGTCGATGAACTGCCAGAAGTTGCCCCACAGTCCCTGCATCCCGAAGAAGTTGACCTCAGTCTTTCCATCCGTCCCCGCCGCGCGTCCGGTGTGGATGCCGAGCGCGTCCGCGCCACCGGTCTTCGACGGCATGACGTAGGCGATGTTGTTCAGCGCGACGTTGACCGCCGCGCCGTCGAATGAGATTGCTTTGTTGGACGCATCATACACATCGACGCTCGTGACCTGCCGATACTTGGCAATCTGATGTCCGCCCAACGCCGTGCCGATGCCCATCATGTACCCCGCGAGGAACCCCGCGGCTTTGGCATTGGCGACGATTATGCGGTTGACTGCGTTCTCCGCGACCGTGGCGACGCAGGTCGCGTCGTAGACCATATCGCAGATGCCTCGTCCTACGACCGTCTGTGCGTCGAAGTTGGCGGTTGCGACGAGAAGGAGCAACTGGAGCGCGGAGTAGGTCGTGAAGTCCATGATGCCCCATCCGGTTCCCCGCGCCCGACCGAGCGTGCGGAACTGTGCGCGGGTCTTGTCGTACTGCGGGAGCACGCCCGTTACGCTCACGAGTTTGGACGACACCTCCGCACCGAGATATGCGGAGACGTAAATCTTCGCCCGCTCAATGCCGTTGGTGACGAACGCGGGATGGACGGCGAATCCGGGCTGTGCGATGGGCGATACCACCCACTCCCATGCGTCGGTCTGCTTCTCGACGCGGTACCAGAACCTCGGGATCTCGACCATGACTTGCCCGTTGGTGCCGTCCAGGATGAACCCGACATCGCCCTGATAGGCGTTGACGGCTCCGGCGTCGGAGAGGTTGCAGAGACGCATCTTGGACCACGGCTCGAGGAGCTCGAAGTCGTTCGCGCCGACCGTGGCACCGACCGTGGGCGTGTAGAGCTTGCCGAATGCGGCGCGGGTGCGGGTCAGCGTAGATGACGTGAGCTCGAATGCCTTCCGCGCGCCGTACTGCCTCGAGGGGTCCGACTGTGCGATGCCGAGTATGACGCTGTTCATGCGGACCTCCTCACGCGATCGGGATGAGCTGCAGAACCGAGGTAAACCTCGAAGCGTCGGCGTTCGGGATGGCGACCGTGTTGGACAGCACGACGTAGACGTCGGACCCGCCCGCGAACAGCCCGGTGATGATGGACCCCTGGTTGGCTTTGACGATGGGAGCGGAGAGGCTCGCCTTGGCGAACGTCTGGGAGGCGACCAGTGTGTCACGGATGAGCGCGATGGAATAGACGGAGGTGGCATCGGGGACGTCTCCAGTCCATGCGGAGACTTCGGCGGTGACGGTCGCGCCCACGTAGTCGACGATGGTCTTGACCTGCCCCGCGCCCTTGCCGGAGACGATGGTCAGGACGAACCCGTTGTAGTGGTCGTCCGTCGGGTTGGCGGTCGCCGCGAGCGTGATGTGCGTGGCGTCTCCGGCTTGCGCCGTGCCGCCGACCGTGAACGTGAGCCGGTTGAAGAACTTGACGAGGATGTCCGTGTTGATTGAGCTGTTGGTCATCGCCGGGACGTACATCAGCACGGGTCTGGTGGGCTTGGCGATCTGGACGGCTGTCTGCTCCACGTTGATGAGTCGGTTCTTCGCCCAGTGGGTCACGATTTCGATCTTGGACGTGGGCGCGCCCGCGATTAGGTTGGCGCTGACGGGCAGGCCCACGTCGGCGACGTTGATGACGCTGTCGTCTTCTTTGCGGACTCTTCCAGCTACTGCGGCCATGAATTCGATCTGTCCCATGATTCGACCTCCTCGCGCTTTGCGCTATCGGTTAGTTGAAGTGCAGCACGCACTTGGCGAGCCCTGCACCGGTCCGAGATTCGAGTACGTGTCCGCATTCGAAGAAGTGCTTGTCCGAGGCGAAGGGCGAGCTTGGTACGTTCTCCGCCATTGCCTGCCCGATGACGTAGGACGCGCCGTCCTGCGTGAGGAATCCGCGAGCCAGCTGACCGTGCACCGTGTTCCCGACGAAGTAGACGTCTCCGATGCCGCCGGTAACGATCCAGGCGTCCGAGCCGTCTGCGACACCGTCCTCGAGGAACACGCCGATCGGATCCGGCTGGTCCTTGACGATGAGCGCGACCGCGTTGTCGTAGGTCGGGGATGCCCGCACGACGTACCCCTTCACGCTCGGCGCGCCGGTGCGGTTCTTGAGCAGGATGGCCGTGCCGCCGTCCGCCGTCTGCTTGGTCTTCGTGGAGATAGGGAACGGCGTCCCTGTGTCCGTGAGCTTCCCTGTCGTCGGGTTGTAGCTGGGGATGTTCCCGGCCACGAAGCTCGCAGGCGCCTCGACGTAGACGCGGTCCGTCGCCGTCGCCGGCGTGACCGACTCGATGGCGCGCGGGACGCAGGTGTATCCCTCGAGCGTGTGCCAGGTGTACCCGGCGTCGTCCTCTACGCGGACCGTGTACCGGAGTGTCCCCTCCTTCGTGAGGACCGCATCCGGGATAGTGATCGCGACCGAGGCCGCGACCGCGTAAGGGCCGACGTAGGCCGTCGTGCCGTCGGAGCGCTGGAAGTGGATATGGAACTGCGCTCCGGCGCCGAACAGCGCCCGCGCGAGCGTGTCGAACGTGACGGTCAGCGGCGTCAGGTCGTCGTGCTGGACGGCGATCAGCGCCGGCGTCATGACCGCGGTCCGGTCCGACTTGATGGCGAGCAGGTTGCTCATGCTATCCTCCTTTGCGGGTCGTCAATGCGCGCCCGATTCGACGTACCAGAAGAAGAAGCCGACAAGGGCGGTCATAATCATCGCCACCATCCCCCAGATTGCCTTCGTCTGCCCCTTTATCGAGTCTGTCAAGTGTTTCATGTCAGACTTCAGCCCCGTGATGTCGGACTTGTGATCCGACACCTCACTCGTGACCTTCTTCCCCACGACCTCCGCCTCCTCCATCCGGCGCTCTAGGTTCTCGCGCCACGTCCTGCACTCTTCCCGGATCTCATGCTCTGCCATCCCTTCGCCCCCCTTGTGCTGCGCCCTCATGCCTCTGCTCCTCGTCACCCTTCGACTGCGATGTAGTTGAATCCAATGGATGCCCCTGAAATGACGAGTATGAATCCCGTGGTGGATACGCTCTTGATTCGGCAGGTGTACGAGTTGGCTCCCGTCGAATTGGCGCAGACCTTCGGAGCGTTGGCGAAGGTCTTGCCGAACGATACGCTCGTATCTCCACCGCCTGTCGAGCTGCTTGTGCCGGACCCGACCGCGATCTTGCTTGTCGGGTGGTAGTCGGACGGGGTCAGGTTCCCGCTGTGCCAGAGACTGCGCCAGGCGCCCCACGATCCCGCACCGCCGACCTGGCTCGGGTTGCCCGAGCGCCAGTAGATAAGCGTGGACGTGTAGTCGCTCGCGATCTGAAGGATGGTGTCCTCCGCCCCGTGGACGACGAGGAGCTGCCCATATGCGCACCCGGACGGCAGGTTCGTGTTGCTCGGCCCGAGCCGGTACATACCCGACTGCACGATGGTGTTGAGGTCGGCGCTCGACTGGTTCTCGCTGAATGCGAAGGCGGTCGAGTCACGTGCGTCGAGCTTGTCCGAGTCCGCAGCCTTGCCCGCCGTCGTGAGGTAGGCGGCCGTGTCGATGGCGTAGGCCCCGTCGCCCGTCTTCTTGATGAATCCGGCGGTGTCTGCCAGCGCCTGCAGGGCGGCGAGCTCGTTGCCCTTCGCCTGATAGACGTCTGCGAGTTCCGTCCCGTTGCGGTAGATCGTCGTCGCGTTCAGTTTCCCCCCGACGTCGAGTGCATAGGTGCCGTCGGGGATGCAGTTGACGCCGACGCCCTTCCGCCGGACCGACAGCATCGGCGTGTAGGCCGAGATGGCGACGTTCGCCGTGACCTCAGCCGACCCGATGACCACCCCCGCATTGTCCTGGACGGTCACGACCATCGTGTAGCTGGAGCTGATCAGGAACACCCCGGGCTCCGTGTAGGTGAAGTCCGGCGTGAGGTCGCTGGTCCCGAGCGAGACCGCCGCCCCGCCGAGCTTCGTGTAGGTGAAGGTCGTCAGCGCGAGCGCCGCGGCGAACGAGCTGCGGAACTCGACCTCGAGCGAGATGTCGACGCCCGTCGAGGTGCGCTTCCTGCTGATGAGCTTGATGATCGGCCGCAGGTACTTGTCGATCGCCAGCGCCGCGCCGGAGGCTTCCTGCGTGTAGCCGTAGGCGCTGCGGGCGACCACCTTGACGTTGTAGCTGAGCTGCGCGTCGCCACTCGGCGGCGCGATCGTCGTCGAGAGCGTCGACAGCCCCGTCCGCGCCTGTGTCCAGGTCGTGTCGGCCGCGAGCTTGTAGTAGACGTCGTAGACGATGGCCGTCCCCAGCGGATCCGTCGCAGCGCTCCACCCGACCGTGATCGCCCGCTGGTCCGGAATATACCGGAGCACGGACGCGATGGTGTATCCGCCCGAGTAGACTACGCTGCCGAGGCCGGTCGGGTTCGTCCGGATGTCGGCCGCGATGGTCTTGCTCGTGGATCCGCTCGACCCGTAGGCGTTCGTCGTCGTCAGCGTGAAGACCAGGCTCCCGACGTAGCTCGAGGCGAGGTAGGTCTTGAGGTCGTCGAACTTGATGTACGGCCCGGTCGGATAGCCTCCGGCCCGCCATATGGAGACGTTGATCGTCTGGCCGACCGCGCTCACGTCCGTGTTGTAGAGCGTCAGCCCGGTCAGCCCGAGCGTGTAGGTGAAGGTGCCGTTCCCGTTCGTGTTCGAGGCGTTGTTCCGCGTGAGCGCGATGGTCGTGCTGTCGAAGGCGACCGCGCCGCTGCCGGCGAGCGTGGCCGGTGTCAGCGTGTTCTTCGTGACGGTCGACGACTGGATGGGCGCGCTCGCGTAGAGCGAGGCGTCGCGCACGTAGACGTCGTAGCGGATCGCCGTGCCCTGCCCCAGCGCGGAGACGTCGTCGGTCAGGGACCGGCCGGTGCCGCCGTCCTGGATCTTCGTGCTGACGCCGCCGACCACCCGGTAGACGTCGTAGTAGAGCGTGTCGCTCTGATCGTCCGATGCCGCCGGCCAGCTGACCGCGAGGCTCGTCGTGTTCTCCGGGATGGTCCCGTTCGGGGTCACGGTCACGCTGGACCCGGCTGGCCAGTAGGGCGCCGTGTTGTATGTAGGCCACGAGATCGACGCCAGGCTCGGATAATTGGTATTCGCCGTCGCGTCCCAGAGGCACGAGTTGACCCCGGTCGTCCATGTGCCGACTACGGTCTTGGCGGTCACCTTGAGCGTGACGTTGCTCCGGTATGGGATGGTGACGTCCACGGTCCCGTAGTATGTCGTGCTGTAGGTCCACGTGTCGTATCGGCCCTTTACCTCGACCGAGGCGTATCCGATCTGCGTGCCGTCATTGTCGTATATCCATACGCGGGCGTCGCGGCTGTTGCCGGTTCCGAGCGCCGTGCTGGATCCGAGGATATACGTGAAATATACCCGGATCAGCGTTGCGCTGATCGACTCCCACTCGACCTTCATGTTGGTCGTCGACGACGAGTTCGACCGATATTGCCCGATCAGAGTCTTCGCCATGTTGCTCCCCCGTTCCTTGCCTAGAAGACGAAGTCGACGCCCTCGTTGGCCGCGTCGTCACGGACCTCGGCCCGCAGGTCGTCGCCCCATTGGAATGCCTCGGTCGTCCGAGCCGTCCCGTCGACCTTGACGTTGACCTTGTCGCCGCCGGACCGCTTGAACTCGTAGTCGTCCACCTCGTCCCTCTGGTCGCTGGTGAACTTGAGCGTGTTGTCCGCGATGTCGAGCGTGTGCTCGCCGACCCGGAAGACCTCGGAGTCCAGACCGAACGAGATCCGGTCGGACTTCGACCGCAGCGTGCCCGCCGTGATCATGTCCGCCGTGATCTCCGAGGTGTCGAGCTTGTCGACCGTGATCGAGCCCGCGGCGATCCGGTTCGCGTCGAGCGTGCCCGTCGTGATGCGGTCGGCGTTGATGATGTCCGCCTCGATCTGCGTGATCGCCTCGCTCTGCTCGATGATCTGCTTCTCGATGCCCGGCTTCGTGGCGCCGGTCGTGAGCCGAACGTGCCGGCCCAGGAGCGCGTCGTATGCGATGCCGACGATCCGGATTGACTGCGAGATCCCGAGCGGGTCGTGCTGCACGAGCACCGTGTCCCCGAGCTCGAGCGCCATCAGCTGCGCGAGCCCGGCGTACTCCGCCGACTGCCCCCAGTCCACGAAGGATACGGCCATCGACAGTAGCGGCGTGTCGACGCCATTCGAGTAGAGCGTCGCGCACCGGGACCGCATCTCGGCCAGCGCGTCGGCCTCCGTGGGATACTCGCCGGATCCCGCCTTGACGTCCTTGCAGTCGACCAGACGGACCCGCGGGTGCGCGTAGTCGTTGACGTAGGGCGAGTCGATGTAGACCTCCGGCAGCTCGAGGACGGTGTCATTCGCCTTCAGGCCGACGGGATAGAGCCGCGTCGCCACGCCGGAGATGTCCGCCGTGACGTTGAGCCCCGTCAGGTTCTTGCGGTAGGCGATCCGGGCGCCGTTGTCCGCGCCGAGCCGGTCCTTGAGCCGGACGACGAAGCCGTCGCGCTCGATCTCGCCGCCCCAGCGGTTGACCATCGACTGGTCGATGCTCCCCATGAAGGCCTGCACCGGGTTGCAGCGGATGAAGTAGGACGTCTCCGTATTCGGCAGCGTGCTCTCGAAGGTGAACGGCGTCGCGTACAGACACCCCGCCAGGATGGCGTCGCCCGCGTCGTTGGCGGAGGCGTTCGTCGGACGGGTGTCCGGGATGAAGTTGTCGAGCAGGTCGTAGAAGATATGCCGGGCGTAGACCTTGAGGTCGCCCATCGCGTCCGTCTCGACCCGGTAGATGCGGAACGGCTGCGTCCCACGGTGGCACGGCACGGTGAGAATGTTCTCCTCGACGAGCCGGAGGTGCTTGCCGTCCGCGTCTCGCGGATGCACGAGCTCCAGCTCGAAGATCCCGTTCACCTCTTCCTTGACGATGCACGAAGAGGGCGCGACGGCACCGAGGCCGAGCGTCGTGAATGCCGTCTCGCTTGGCCCGTATGCCAGGATCATCTCAGTACCACCTCCAGTTACCCGTGATCTCGACCTTCGTGACGCCCGTCCCGATGGTCACGGCGGACGTGCCGACCGGAATCGTCGGGAAGCCTCCGCTGACCTTGCTGTTCCGCGAGCTCGCGCCGTAGTAGCACTCCTGCGCCTCGCAGTCGATGACGACGTGGTCCTCGCCGACCGTCGCCACGACGTCGATCGTCGTGCCTCCGATGGTGACGCTCCCCTCGCCGTAGACCTTGATCAGCGGCAGAGAAGCCGCCGTGCCGAGGTTCTCGATCGTGCCGGTGCTCGTGAGCTCCTCGACGTCAGGCGATGCCTCGTAGAGGTACGGCTGGCATCGGAACGTGACCAGGAACTCCTTGACGCCCGGAACGACCCGCTCCGGCTCGATCTTGCTCGCGACCCGCGCCTTGTAGCGCCTGGTCTGCCACTCGCTGGAGATCAGGTCGCCCGCACCGCGCAGCCACGCGAAGATCGCGTCGCGCTTCGTGTAGTCGAGCATGGTGCATTCGACCCTCACGTCCAGGCCCTCGTTCCCGCCATCGACGAGCGTGAAGTGGCCGTCCCGACCGGGGACGACCACCTCGGATATGCGCTCCTCCGGCGAGGAGAGGCGCGGCAGTAGCCGGACGACGACGTCGTAGTCCGCCGACGAGACGCCCTTGAACTTGATCCACGGAAGTCCCATCCGTCAGCCTCCTCCCGCGTATGCCTTGCGGAGCCGGTAGAACTCCAGCTCCTCGGCGAACTGCTGGACATCCTGCTCCCGCGAATTGATGAACGTGCCGATGTTGATGGTGAGCCCCGCGCTGGCGCCGGTGTACTGCTTGTTCTCGGCGGCCGTCAGCACGCGCTCGCCCTTGTGCAGGAGCGCCGGGTAGTCGTCCGCCGGCACGTAGTCCATGCCGACCTTCAGCCGCGGGATGGTCGGGAGGTTGAATCCCTTCCCGCCCACGACCGGGACCCAGTCCGGGATGTCGATCTTGTTGATGCCTGCGATGAACTTGTTCAGCCCGTCGATGATGAGGTTGATCGGGAACTTGACCGCCGCGACCAGGCCGTCCATGATGCCCTTGAACATCGACTTGACGCCCTCCCACGCCTTGCCCCAGTTGCCCGAGAAGACGCCGGAGATGAAGTCGATCAGCCCGCCGAGGTAGGTCCGGAAGGCGTCGATGACGGGTCGGAGCCCCTCGAACGCGCCCTTGAACGCCCCGCCGAGCGCCTTCGCGACCTGCTCCACCGCCCACTGGAGCGGCGGCAGGATCGTCTTGATGATGGTCGTGATCAGCGCCACGATAGGCGGCAGGATCAGGTCCAGGAGCTCCACGAGCGGGTCGATGATGAGCATCAGCAGGTCGATCAGCGGCTGCAGGAGTCGCAGGATCGGAGCGAGCAGAGGCAGGAGCGGCTCGATGAGCTTGAGCAGGAGCGGGAGCAGCGCCTTCACGATCTGCATGAAGGGCGGCAGGAACATGTCGATCAGCTGGATGATGACCGGCAGGAGCGCCGTGATCGCCGTCTGGATGAACGGCATGAGCTGCGCGATGATGTCCATCAGGAACGGCAGCAGCGTGTTCACGAGGTCCATGACCGGCGGCAGGAGCACCTCCATGA